CAGGACCAGGTTCACCAGATGCACAAGTACATGGTAGAGCAGGAACAGCCAATACTGGTGGTGGAGGTGGTGGAGCTGCCGAACAATGTGCACCAAGTGGTAGAGATGGTGGTGCAGGAGGTTCTGGTGTGGTAATTATAAGATATAAATATCAATAATTAATTATGGATTTACTTTTAAAAATAAGTATAATATAAGGAGAAACATTATGGCACATTTTGCAAAATTAGGTATCAATGGTAAAGTTATAGGAGTTCACGTCGTAAATGACAGTGATTGTTTAAATGCTGATGGTATTGAAGATGAAGAAGTGGGTAGACAATTCTTAGAAAGAATACATAACTATCCTCATTGGGTTAAAACATCTTACAATACATATGGTGGACAACACAAAAATGGCGGAACACCTTTAAGAGGTAACTACGCAGGTATAGGTATGATTTATGATGAAGATAATGATCTTTTCATTTCTAAAAAACCTTATGCTAGTTGGGTTTTAAATACATCAGAAGCAAGATGGCAATCACCAATAGGTGATGCTCCAGAATTATCAGAAGAGGAACAATTAACTCATATATATAATTGGGATGAGTCTAATGGGAGTTGGAATAAAGTAGAAAAATAATTTATGCAGAAGGTGGTACTGTCTGAAATTGATTTAATACATGGTCCTGTCAATCTTCCTAAAGGTTTTGAAATCAATAGAGATAAAATTAAAAACGATATTATTAAATCTTTTATAGATCAAAAAAAAATCAACACAAATCCAAAAGCATATTCATACGAAGATTATCAAGTACCTTTTTCACAACCTTTACAATGGTTCAAAGATTATATTAGAGACAATATTAGATTAGAGCATGGATTTACTTTAGTTGATAAATCACAACATGGTAATGTACTTAATCCTAAAGAACAATCTTATTTAAGACATCAAATAGACCTTGTAGATTTAAGAAACTCACCTGATTACACATTAATTTATGCTTTAGATTGTGAAAAAGATTCTTGTGAACTTGTTATTGAATATGATGATAACAGAAGAAAAAATAGAACATGGTATTTACCTATACACAATAATCATTTCTATATGTTTCCTTCTACACAAAAATACTTTATAACCAAAAATAACTCTAAACAACTAAATGTTTTATTAACTATTAATTATGAATATATCTAATTACTATTGGTATTTTCAATCTGCTGTACCACCAAGAATTTGCGATATGATTGTTAAATATGGTCAAGCAGAAAAGAACAGAGAGATTATGGCTATCACAGGTGGTTATGGCAGAGATAGAGATTTAAACAAACAACCTCTTAGTAAAGAAGAAATAAAAGATTTACAAAAGAAAAGAGATTCAAATATTGTTTGGATGAACGATAGATGGATATACAAAGAAATTCAACCTTACGTCAAAATGGCAAATCAAAATGCAGGTTGGAATTTTGATTGGGATTTTTCAGAATCTTGTCAATTTACAATATATAAAAAAGGACAATACTATGATTGGCATTGTGATAGTTGGGATCAACCATATGTAACACAAGATATTACAAATGGTAAGATAAGAAAGTTATCTGTAACAGTTAGTTTGACAGACCCAAAAGAATACAAGGGTGGAGAATTAGAGTTTGATTTTAGAAACTTAGACCCTGATAAAAAACCCAACATTAGAGCTTGTACTGAAATATTACCTAAAGGTTCTTTAGTAGTATTTCCTAGCTTTGTATGGCATAGAGTTAAACCAGTAACCAAAGGAGTAAGGCATAGCTTAGTAATATGGAATCTTGGCTATCCTTTTAGATAATATGATACAAGGCGGAAGTAGTAAACCAAAAGGTCATGTAGATTTTAAGTCTGCATTTTATTTTCAAACACCAATCTGGATTGCAGAAGCACCTATGTTTCTTAAAAACGCAACTAAAGTAACAGATAAATATATTAAGAAAGCTGATAAACTTTTAAAAGATAAATTAAAAAATGAACCTAAATGGAAGAAAGATATAGGTACATTTGGTTTATCTAAACATAGCGAAAGTTTTTCTAACGATCCTAAAGTAAAAGAATTAGTTCAATTTATAGGTCAACGATCTTATGAGTTTTTAGATTGGCAAGGATTTAATTTACAAAATCATAGCTTACACTTTACAGAATTTTGGGTACAAGAATTTAGTGAAAAAGGTGGAGGTCATCATTCTACACATCAACATTGGAATCAACATATATCAGGATTTTATTTCTTAAAATGTAGTGAGAAAACATCTTATCCAATATTCCATGAACCAAGACCTGGTGCAGAGATGACAAAGTTACCTTTGAAAAATCAAGAACAGATTACAATGGGAACTAATCAAGTGCATTACAAACCCAATCCAGGAACTATGATTATTTTTCCAGGTTATGTTCCACATGAATTTGCAGTAGATGCAGGACTAGAACCTTTTAGATTTATACATTGGAATATTAAAGTTGTTGAAACAGCAATATCAAAAGAAAGGAGTAACAATGAGCTTCCAAAAAAATAAATATTGTGTAATCAAAGAAGCTGTACCAAAAGATATAGCTACATTTGTTTACAATTATTTTTTACTTAAAAGACAAGTAGCTAGAACTTTATTTGACGAAAGATATATATCAAAATTTACAGAAGAATGGGGTACATGGGAAGATCAACAAGTTCCAGGCACATATTCGCATTATTCAGATATAGCTATGGAAACTTTATTAATGAGAACTTTACCTATTATGGAAAAGAAAACAGGATTAAAATTAAACCCAACATATTCTTATGCAAGGATTTATAAAACAGGAGATATACTACACAGACATAAAGATAGATTTTCATGTGAAATATCTACAACATTAAATCTTGGTGGTGATCCATGGTGTATATATTTAGAACCTAAGAAAAATGTAGGTATACCTGATGGAAAAAAAATAACAGTATCAAGCAACAATAAAGGAACTAAAGTTATTTTAAAACCAGGAGATATGTTAGTTTATAAAGGTATGGAGTTAGAACATTGGAGAGAAGAGTTTCAAGGTGATAACTGTTGTCAAGTTTTTTTACATTATAACGATCAAAAATCTAAAAATGCACAACAAAATATTTATGATCGTAGAAAGCATTTAGGACTTCCTTCTTATTTTAAACAATGATATAGGAAGATTGGGGTGGGTCATACCTCAACCACCTGACTCATCCCTTTAAAATAAATATCAATCACAACATATATCTGATAATGAAATCAAATGAAGTTTATTTTGATTTTACATATTTGTTCAGCCGTACACTTAAATTGTTTGCCACCAGTACAGGATAATTTTGCCTTTAATTCTTGGCAAGAATGTGCTAATGCGGGTTATCTACGAGCTATTGAAACTACTAATAAAATGGATAGTGATATAGTAAACAGAAATCAAGTGGTCGTTAATTTTAAATGTGTACCAGTTGAACAAACATAGGAGAATATTATGGATAAAATGTTAAAAGTTTTTTTAGAACAAGTAAAATTAAAGTGGGGAAAAATTAGAGATGTCTCTAAAGCAAAAATTAAAAAAATCATCTGCAACTGTAAGTGCCACAAAACAGATTAGAGAATACGCAGAAAAGAATAATAGTTATCGTATCTCAACTCACGAGAAAGTTTGTGCTGAACGTATGAAAACTTTATTTAAAGCTATTGATGAAATGAGAGTAGATATAAAAAACTTACACTCTGATATGAATAAAGGTAAAGGTGTTATAAGTTTTCTTATTATTGTAGGTGGTCTTGTAGGAGCTGCAATTAGCTTCTTTAAATGGAATGGCTAGACGCAGAAAAACAGCGTCAGTAGGATTATACAATGAACTCATTGCTCAAGCACACTTTGCCAAAGACCCTAATAAAATCGTATTTGTACCTGCTATGGGTAAAGGACCAATAGATATGGTAGTCTTAGATATAGCCACAGGAGAGTATCAAGCCTACGATGTTAAGAGTGCTAATTATAGAAAATCAGAGTATACACCTAAAGATACTTATAAAAGGAAAGCAGGAACACTAATAAATAGAGGCTTGACAGACGAGCAAAAAAAATTAAAGGTCAAAATATATTATAACAAATGAAACTTACAGCTAACATAACATTAGATGAGCTTACTAAGTCGCAGATTGCTGAACGTAAAGGCATTAACAATAACCCTAACCCACAGCAAATAGAGCATTTAAAAGCATTAGCTGTCAATGTACTACAACCTATTAGATCACACTTTGATAAACCTCTTATTATTAGTTCGGGATTTAGATGTGCTGAACTTTGTTTAAATATAGGATCAAGTATTAATAGTCAGCACGTTGCAGATAAAGAATCAGCAGCAGCAGACTTTGAAATTCCAGGTGTAGACAATAGAGAATTAGCAAGATGGATTAGAAATAACCTTGAGGTAGATCAAGGTATATTAGAATTTTACAGAGATGGAGAACCAACATCAGGTTGGATTCATTGTAGTTATTCAATTAATACAAACAGGCAACAATGGTTAAGAGCTTTTAGAGAAGAAGGTAAAGTTCAATATAAGCCATGGTTGGAATAAATGACAAGAGATTATAAATCAGAATATCAAAATTATCATTCATCATCTAAACAAAAGAAAGATAGAGCAGGTAGAAATACTGCTAGAAGAAGAATGA